GTAAAGTGTCCTTGCTTCCAACAATATATTTAGATCTACCCCATGGTGTCTCAACTGACCAGTGCTGAGCCTGCTCAACTCCGGGTTGCTCACCAGTACGCTGGAATATTTTTTGGGCAGCTTGACCTATCAGTTGTATGTATGGTGCTACCACTAGGCACCTACCTGATTGCCAGTCTTTCATTAGCTGTGTAAATATCTCTGTCTTACCTAGCCCAGTAGCTATCTCAATCAGAACAGAGTCATGCTCCCTGAAGGCATCCTCCACTGTCTCCCTAGCTTCTGTTTGGTACTGTCGTTCACAAAAATAATTTACTTGTCCCGGCTTTCCACTCCGGTTCGGCTGAGAAAACCCGTCGAATAACAGTTGTTGCATCCTGCACCTCCACACTTGTCACACTCTTCTGATGGTTCACATTGCTTGAATATATCTTCAGCTTCCCTCAATAGAGTTTGATACCTCGTTTGTTTAGTAGCAATATACGCCCCCCTGATAGGGTCGGTGCATATATCATCCATGTCTCTAATGATGCGTTGTATATCCAACACAGCTCTTCGGTATGGGACAGCCATGTTAGTGAGGTTGTCTGAATCAGGTAGTGCCTTGGATATGCTGGGAGATTTGCCAGTCTTAACCTTACGTACTACCTTCTGCTGGTCATCACCACTAACCTTAGCAAGCATCTTTGCTTCGGACTTTGTTATAGATACTCCACCATTAAGTATCTCTTTGCGCACCTCCTGCTCCATGCTGTCTAAATTCTTAGCGAAGTTAATATCATTGCGGATAGTGCGAGATGTCACCCCATTACTGTCAGCTACACGCTTAACTACATTCATCCGGTTCACACCTTTGGATGATGTCTTCAGAACTATCTGCCCCCTGATGTAACTCATCTCATGTTGCGTAAGATTACGCCTACCATACTGGTTCTGTATGATCCACATCTTAGCCTCATGCTCATTATCAAACTCCATCCGGTGGATGGTGAATGGTATGTCATGCTCAGTGCAGATGTTGTACCTGTTGTGTCCATCTATGATGGTGTCATCCCATACCACAATAGGATCAATAGCCCTCCCCTCTTCAATAATATTTTCTTCTAGTGTCTTGTATTCATCCTTTGATAGCTTACGCATCAAGTCTCGGAATACATTATTGATTGTCAAAGTAGCTTGGCTCTCTACCGCCATTGGCTTTCAGCTCCTCTTTACGTGATGAATAGATGAGACGGAGGACTTCCTTGGTTTTCTCTCCGTAGTTAGATGCCTTGATCCCTCGGGCTACCTCATGCAGATCATCTAGGGTTTCGGCATTGTTAATAGCTTCAGCGACTACAGCCACTGCTAGAGTGTTGATGAACTCTGACATTAACCTACCTCCTGTAGCTTGTTCTTGTAAACATTATTCAAGTCATCAAGTTGTTCACCTGAGAACTCAGCACTATCATATGACTGGATCTTCTCCATCATTTCATCTAGCTCCTCCTTGCTCTGGCATTTAGATAGTGCCGTAACAGCACGGCTGACATAGTAGGAGTTATCCTTATCTCTTGACTGGACTACAGCATCAGGATCATCACCTGTTTCAATGAGGAAGAACTCTCGCAGTGCATACTTCTTAGCTAGTGTCATAGCTTTGGATGCACGTTTATCTCCACCATCACTAGCCTCTGCATATACCTTGACTATCCTCACCTCTCCACTGTCTATATGTTCAAAGGCAAACTCCCTTACCCCAAGGATTAATGAGGCACGGTTACCGTTGTTAGTTGTGTAGTCTTCTGTTGAATATATATCAGAGCCAACAGGATACATGACTATCCCGTGCTCTATCATGCTTGGCCTTAGCTGTGCAATAAGCTCAGCTTCACCAGCGTAGGTGTAGCCATACTTGCCATTACCAACCTTCCCTTTCTTCTGTACATATCCAACGTCCTTCATTACTGCTAGCTGTGCAGCTGGTAGTGATTCATGTTTACTCATTCTTCAATCTCCTCAACTTTCATTTCATATTCACCAGATTGTAACCATTCAATCATGCAGGTTCCCGCTTCCTCCTTTGCTTCTTCTTCTGTTTCTGCAAAGTTTGTGATGCAGATGTTAGATAGTGTTACAGCATATGTTTTACTCATCTTCCATCTCCTCTTCTGCTACGACCCACTCAACGAGGTCGATATGTTTATCTTCCGACAGTGCAGCAGACATAGCTTGATTGACTACATGCACCTCATCTTCACCATGAAATATCATCTCATTTAAGAAGTTCTCTCCGTGATGACGATATCCAATTGAATACTTTTTAAGTGTTCTAGGATTACTCATTGTTAATCATGTCCTCCAAGTTAATGACCTGACCCCATCCATCAGTGTGCCAGTCATCTTGAGATACACACCAATTGATACGGTCTAAAGTTTGATAGTTAATCATCCGTGCTTGACCCATCATCTCTTCTGGTATTTCAAACACGAGTGTTTCGTATGGTGGAAAGTTTCTTACCACTATGAATATGAATCTCTCAGCATCAAACACATCACAGTAGTGTGCTGCTTGGAACTGATATCCATATTTGTATATGGCATCCTTGGCAAACTGAACTCCCAAGTGTTGCCGTGTTGTCTTGAAGTCCACTAGTATCCCACGGTCGGAGAAGTCTGCGTCACACATGGCCTTGCATTCCATCCCCTGAATATTTTTAATGCCCACCACTTCGTTTCTTTCCACTGTTAAGTCGGTGGCATATCCGGCAGCGGCAGGGTTAGCATACACAGAGTCTTTCATCCTCATCACCATGTCCATTTCTTCTGGTGACAGAACGATCTTCCCTTCGTTTATCTCTCTAAACTCAGCCATCCATTCACGATGAGCCTTAAGCCTCATGTTCACTGGGTCTCCCTTGATGGTGACAGGTGTGACAACCGCACTCTCACTGAACACATCAAAGTCAGCCATGATTAAATGGAAGGCTGACCCTATACGCATAGCATCTGAAGGTGATGATGGCCTGATACTTCTCTTTATGTGGGTGTGATAGAAAGTCCAAGGCCCTTTATCCCTGAAGTCTTTCATCATTGAGTTAGATATCTCAGGCCGTGCAAAGTATTCTTCCTGAGAGATGCTAAGCTTCTCCATCTATAGTCCTCCTTATAATTTCAATCTCGTACATGATATCTGGCATATGCTCTAGGCTCACTACGTACTCACTATCCAGTGCACGCCCAGCCATATCCATTTCAACATCATCTAAGATGTCGTAGGTTAGATCTTTGAACAGGTAAATGTGTGTCTCTAAGACCTTGCCACTAGGGGCTGACACTGCAAATCTAAATCCGTGTTTCATTTTCCACGGCGGATAGTTATCTCATCCGTTAAAATTCTTTTAATCTCCGCCACTCCCTTGGGGCCACATCCCTGTACCCGTTGCATTAAATATTGTTCATCCACTCCGGCCATGTCTCCTATGGTTAGGAACCCAGCACGCTCTAGTGCATTAACAATCCTGTCATCCAGCTCTGTCTGAGCTAGAGGTTTACTAAATAGTGGTGACTTTTCTACCTTCTGCATGGATAGCTCTGCTTCATCAAGGCATAGGTGTGCTGCCTCAAACCTACCAGACTTGAGCAAGTGGAATACTCTGTCAGCGTATAGCTTTGCATCCCACTCAGTCATCGAGAATGACGTTGACTTGTAGTTCATCCTCATTATCCAGTAGTTCGTTGCGTAATATGGTTACACTTGATGGTGCCTCGATAGATATTGAGCAGCGTTTAGAACCCTCGTTCCTTATCTTCTCAATGGTTATCGTGACACTAGTGTCCCCATCTTCTAGTGTTATTGACTCGCCTTCTCTTCTAGATAGTACTAGCATCTTCTTCCTTCCTTGGCCTACCAGCCTTTCGTCTGGTTAATTGATATTGAGATACTTCTTCCTTGTCTATGAACCATATGCCCGAGGACATCCGATGTCCATCAAGTTCACCGGCTCTTAGTAGCTGTCGTACTCGGCTACTAGTTACCCCAAGTATTTCAGCTGTGTCTTTTGTAGATAGATAATCTTCAATAGTCATGGTATAATTCTACCGTGAACGGAATAATTGTCAAACAGTTTATTGATTAGAATGGAATGTATTATGCCGAGACGACGACGAAGCCGACGAACGGAGGAGGTTGATTCATTGCCACCCTCTAATGATAAACGAGAACAGCGTGATGAAAAGCGTGATGATAAGCAGACCTTCAAGGTGGATAAGACACATGCTAAGGCTGACCTGCAACGTGCTAAGGCTAGCAAATGGAAATGGTTGTTCATGCTTATCGCATTGATTGCTGCTATCATGGGATATTTCAAGTTCAAGATTCCCGGTATCGGAGGTTAAATAATTATGGATTATATTAAGACATTACTTAATGATTTCCTAACGGCACTTAAATCTAAACGTGTTGTCACCACCATTGTCGGTGCCATCCTTACCATACTTGCTGCCAAGTACGAGTGGATTCCACAGGATAGGATCGACGACATTGCTACATTCGTTGCAGCACTAGTAGTTGGTGACTCGCTTCGTCCTACTAACCCTAGCAAGATTGAAGACGAGACATAGTAAATGGAATGGATCTCCGAAAATTTATTAACATTAATATGTATGGTATGTGGCGCACTATCCACCATCGTCGGCGGCGTGTGGTGGATGAGTGCCTTGTACTCAAAGGTCAAGCAAATCCACGAGCGAGTAGATGAATTTGTAGACGATTACAAATCATCTCAAGCTCGCATGTGGACTGCCATTCAAGAGATTGATGTTCGTCTTGATGACCATAGCGAACGCCTCACTCGTATTGAATCAAAGGTGAATCAATAATGAAACCCTATCAAAGACAACAGCCTCAGCAAGACCTTAATAGGGCTGCACCTCAACGCCACCCTAGGGATGTGGAAGGATACATCGAACCTTCTGAACCTGACCCTTCATTACCTTGGGTGGATGAACAATATTTAAAGCAACCGGGTGGTGGCGGTTGGGGGGGAAATTTTCGTGACGCTTTCGGGCCAATCAGTAAGCCATATCAGCAGCCTATCTCTCAGCCCAACACCGCCAAGCACAATCGTATTACTGGAAACAAAAGACGTAAGGGTTATACACCTCCTAGTTCACGATCGAAAAAGAAACAGTACAACAAAAAGAAAAACTATATCAATCCAAAGAACCGCCGCATAACTGGCAAGGTCAAGCCTAAGCCTAAGCGTAATCCGGTGTTTCCAATTCCAGCACCACCTCGTCCCCCACGTCCTCCTTGGATTATAAATCCTCCTCTCCCTCCTCGTCCTCGCCCACCAATCCCTAATCCCCCACCACCACGCACTGAACCCATTGGGCCACCTATCGTAGGGCCTATGCCTGTACCTCAACCTCCACCTTGGTGGCGGGGTGAGTGGCCACCGAAACGGCCACCGAAACGCGAACCGTGGGAAATTGATAGACCATCACCTTGGCGACCGACTGACCCACCTTGGTATGGTTTAGATAGGCCATATGCTATGACATAACTGAGCTATGTCTAGCCAATCTTTGTTCAACGGTGAATGGGTCAGGCATACCACCATGTAGTGGGAAGTTATCCTTTGCTGCATGATATGCCTGCCTAACATTTTTATTTCCCCATGTGCCACCAGTATTTCTTTTGGTTGCGAACGCTAGCTTCTTGCATATCTTTAGCCACGGCCATTGGTGTACATCTCTCCACTCTACTATCTGCACAGCAGTGGCACGCTCACTCCAGTCTGGTTCAAAATGGGAATCCTTTCCCTCCCCTACCTGCCGATAACCAATAGGCGGGTGTTGATTAACAGGCAGGCCATCCTTGATTTTCTTTTGCATACCTATCTTGGTACGCTGCTTAATCATCTCCCTCTCAAACTCAGCATAGCTAGCTAGTGTGGTATACATCAGCCTGCCGATAGGAGAGGAGAAGTCTATGCCTACCGACATGATATGTAAAAATATATTTCGGTTAAGCAAAGACTCCTGTGTTAGCAGTGCATCAACCACACCACGGAAGCACCTGTCTAGTGCAACACATATGATATGGTCTCCATCACGTAGCCTTAGGTGCATCTCCCCACCTGCTGGCCTGTCAAACAATGGGATACCACCACTAACATCCTCATCGGCAAACACCCCACCGAATACTGTTCCCTCTAGGCTGCCTGACTTTGAATGATATTTATAATAGTCCTCTATCCTCTGCTTCTGTGTCTCGAATGAATTGCTTTGATCGTCAGTGGATACTCTGGCGTATCCATATACTGTAGACATCCTGCCCTCGCTCAATAAAAAAATCAGGGGGTGGCGGATTTGCTGAGCCACCCCCTGACCTAAAGGAGTTCTTACATGAACAACTAGTGCGGTTACTAAGCCACTCACACCTAGGCTCGACATGCTGATAGTAAGGAAGAATCAGCGTAGACAAGTCGGTGTCTTAGTTCAGTTTAGAATATATCATTCTCAGGTGCAGCATGAACTGGCTGTGCTATAGCCTGCTGTGATGTACCCTGACCTGCTATATTCTCTACTCGTGAAGCTGTAACCTGTAGTTTAGAGTACTGCTTCCCATCTTTTTCCCATGAGGATTCCTTAACAGTACCCTCAATGAATACCTCACTACCCTTACTTAGGTAGTCGTTAGCCATCTGTGCATTGCTAGCCCATAGGGTAACAGGTACACGACTAGTGGTAGTCTTGCCTTTGAATGTGCTATCAATAATCAAAGTGATATCGGCTACTGCCCTATCACCATTGATATATCTAAGCTCCACATCATCGGCAAGCTTACCCATTAATAAGACCTTATTATAATCGGCCATAGTTATCGTCCCTCCAGAACAATAGTTTCTATCCAGTCCGGCACAGGATATGCCGAGAGGCTACCACTACAGGTGATAGCCGCTATAACCGGACAGTTAATTTCATCCTTGCTTTCAGGCCACGGTGTATAGCCATCAGTGACAGCTAACATAATGTGAGGTGGCTTCTCTGACATCTCATATGCCTCCTTCAGTAGTACACCAACGTCTGTACCACCACCACCTTCCAGCTTTAGCTTATTAATCTTACGAGCTGAGACCATCATGGCCTTGGCATTAGTATCACCAACAACAATATTAATACCTTCTCTACTCCTGAAGGATTTAATTACCTTATTGATGATGTCTAATGCACAGCCATAGTCTTCCTCAGACATAGACCCAGAGGTGTCAAGGCATATAGTGATCCGTGGTATGCTCTCTATGTTAGCTCCCATAATGAATGGAGCTTGTGAGAATCTACGGTTAGGTCGGCGGTATGTTCTATCACCTACACCATAGATCTGCTCGACTCTCTTTCGGACTTTCCTAATTATAACTTTCCTAGGATCTTCCTTAACTTTGAGAGTCTTATCTGCCCACCCCTTCCAGCTACCACCACCCTCTCCTTGGTCATGTATCTTAGCTGCAACATTATTAATGACAGCTTGGATCTCCTCCTCCGTTAGTCCAACACCTGATTCCTCAGGGGCTGACACTTCCCACGGTCTTACTGCTCCATGGGCTGAGGAACCTTGGTCGATTGGTTGTCCGTCCCATTCGAGTTCACCTGAGGCACTAACCCTGAGGCTTCCATTACCTGAGCCATTGCCATCACTGCGTCCCTGATCTGATTCATCTGAGCGTCCATCGTTCGGAGAGCATTGCTCATCCCCGAATTCACTTTCATTATCTGATCGTTCAGTGTTGCCATTGCCCCTTCCAGCTTTGCTACCCTGTCCTGCAACCCCTCTGCCTTGTCCTTTAGGGATGTTAGGTTGCTGACTGCTGTCTGGATCTCCACTACTTTCTCCGTGAGACCCTGCTCCACCTCGTGAATCTTGGTTAGAGTTGCTTGGGATATTCTCGCTGTAGTTTTCTTCTTTGTCTCCACCATGGTCTGGCTCCTTGTAAAGTAATCTAAACGTCTGCTCAACTGAGCGTGGTATGTTATCTAATCCTAGTGTCAGATTTGTTGGATCGCTTAACACACTCCAACTCATCTTAGCTGCCTTCTCATAGTGCAAGTCTTCATACTGCTTGTCCAATAAGAAGTTAGCGGTTGCTAAGGATGAGTCCCTTATGGTTTCCACCTTGTCTTCACTAGGTGATTCGCCAAGTATGACACCGCATCTCTTAGGGTAACGATGAAGTAGAAACAATATCTCTCGCATGAGAGTTGTCGCTATAAATTCCTCGCTACAATCCTCAACAAACTCTGGGTCATAGTAGATATTCCAGTGCTTATCAGCAGTGATGCCACCAAGTTTGTTTACCCGTATAGATTTCATACTCATTACAGCATCCCGAGCAAACGGCCATATAAAACATATGGCTCGCTTGGCACGGGACAATCTTGGGTGTACATTTTCGGTGGCGGAAGTAATTATACTGGGCGATAATACATCTGTCAAATTGTCGCTCATTCTTTTCTCCTTAGTAAGGTAGTGTTAGGTCGGCACGGTCTTGTTCCATATCACTGAAGTATTCATTAGCTTCAGGTTGGTGACCATCAGGTTTAATCTTCCACACTCTACCTTTGAATGCTTGTGCAACATCAGGATTCTGTTTGTTGCATGAAGCTAAGAATATTCGTAGGTTCTCCCACCGGGTAGGTGTGTTGTCCTCTCGAACTCTACGAACGACACTGCCGATGTAGCTTATAGCTAGGTGACATACTGAAGGCACCTTCACATCGTATGGATCAGATAGTATTTCCTCAGGGGTTTTTAGTTCCTCATGTTTCATGAAGTCTAAGAACATCTGACCTGCCTCAGCACCTACACAT